AAGGGTAGCCCAGACGGGACGAAGCGTAACGAAGCGTTTAAGGCTCGTCATGCCGAGAATATTGCCAAGGGCAAGATGAGTGCGGCTTTCTGGGCAAATAAGGTCAAATGGTGAAATCATGGCTGGACTGCTAAGTGAAATCTTCAGTGCTGGAAACGTAGCAAAACGCAAACTGACTGATTTGCTTGGCAATCCATTGGAAAGCGCACAGCAGATTCTTGGCAACATGAATGATCGCGCTAGGGTTCTCAATGAGATGACTTCTGCTGCCGCAAGAGAGGGTGTGACTTATGGTCCTGCCTCTCAGCAGTTGGGTGGGTTGCTTTCAGAGGCATACAACCCTGTTGGAATGTTTATTGGACCTTCTTCTGCGATGTTCAATAAAGATATGGCGATTAAAGCAAGCCAAATGGCTAAAAAAGGAAAGTCGCCTCAAGAAATTTGGGAGGTCACTGGAACTGTCAAAGGACCAGATGGACAATGGCGACAGGAAATCAGTGATAGAACATCTACCATGAAGGGTTCTGGAGATTTTGGCAAAACTATCATGAACGCTTATGAGCGTGGTAGCCAAAAAACAGGAGATCAACTTTATAAAACAAATGTTGATGATGTTTTGTTTCATTATGAATTGAGCAAGGCTTATCCTGAACTAATGCAGATTGAAACGCAAATGATGCCAAGTTCAAGAACTGCTAGAGGAAGTTTAGCTAATACAGGTGAAGGTCAACTTTTGCAAGTTAAAGAAAATCTTTCTTCAAATGAAGCTAGATCAACAATTCTTCATGAAATACAACACGCAATTCAAGAAAAAGAAGGTTTTGGTGTTGGCGGAAACGTTCGTGATTTTGCAAAGATGCGTCAAGATGCTTTTGACCAGATTGGTATTTTGAACTCAAAAATGAGCGAGCTTGTTAAGTTAATGGATAATAAATCTGTTGGTGAGCAAGAACGTGCGATATTAAAAAATCAGTATGATGATTTAATCAATAAAAGATCATCGCTTATTTCAATGGCTCAACTTGATCCAATGCAGGCTTATGGACACTTGGTTGGAGAAGCTGAAGCAAGATTGACTCAAAGACGGATGGATTTAACACCAGAAGAACGTAAGAAATTCTTTCCGTTTGATTACACTGGAGAAACAGGATTTGGTCTGGATGTAAAACCACAAGACTTAATTTATATGACTCCAGGCGGTTCAATCATTGAAAGAGGCCTGTTAAAATAACTTATCTTAACAACGCCAACGAGCCGTAAGGAATTGGTAAGAAATGAAAAAAGTAGAGAGCGGAAATTCTGCTAACCTGACCAACCGAGGCAGAGGAAGACCCAAGGGAGTGCCTAATCGGTCCACCATTGAGTTTAGAGAGACGATTAGTGCTCTGCTATCGGATAACTCTGAAAACGTCCAGAAGTGGCTTACAGACGTTGCAAACGGAAACGAAGATCGCAAGCCTGATCCTTACAGGGCTTTGGACTTACTGGCTAAACTTGCAGAGTACGCAGCTCCTAAACTGTCACGGACTGAGATGACCGGACCAGAGGGTGGAGCGATACAGATCAGCGGCATTTCAATCAATCTGAAACGTCCGAATGAATCTTGAACTAGACTTCCCTGAGAAGCTAGATTTCTTATTTGAGCCTCACCGATTCAAAATCCTTTACGGAGGAAGGGGATCGGGTAAGTCTTGGTCAGCCGCTAGGGCACTCATCGCCATCTCGCTTCAAAAGCCAACCCGCATTCTCTGTGCGCGTGAACTTCAGAACTCGATCTCTGATTCCGTTCTGGCTCTCCTAGCTGACCAGATCAAAGCGATGGGGCTTGAGTCCTTATTTGACATTCAGAGAACAGCAATCTACGGGGCTAATGGTTCCGAGTTCTCTTTCGTTGGATTGAAGCATAACGTCACCTCCATAAAATCTTATGAGGGTGTAGACGTCTGTTGGTGTGAGGAAGCACAAGCAATCTCAAAGGTATCATGGGAGACTCTAATCCCAACTATCCGAAAGCCAGGCAGTGAAATCTGGGCAACATTCAACCCCGACCTGGACACTGATGAGACTTTTAAAAGGTTTGTACTTAATCCTCCTCCAAACGCAGTTGTCAGGAAAGTTAACTGGTCGGACAATCCGTGGTTTCCGCAGGTTCTTAAAGAAGAACTAAACCACTTAAAAGAAAAAGACCCTGATGCCTACCTTAACGTTTGGGAAGGGCACACCAGGCAGATGCTGGATGGGGCTGTCTACGCTCAAGAGTTAAGACAAGCCCAAGAGCAGAACAGGATCATTGATCTCATTATCGACAAGACCATTCCGGTTCAAACCTTCTGGGACTTGGGATGGGCTGACATGACGTCTATCTGGTTTGTTCAGGTGATCGCCGGAGGTGAGGTTCGAGTCATTGACTTCTACCAAAACTGCCAAAAGCCGATTGACCACTACGCCCAGGTTCTTCAGGACAAGGGGTATATCTACAAAGACTGGTGGCTCCCTCACGATGCCGAGCATAAGAACATGACCGGAAAGAGTGTTAAGGACATTCTGGAGGGAATGGGCAAGCCTATCCGAATCACGCCTAAACTGTCGGTGGCTGATGGGATTAACGCTGCTCGAATGTTGCTTAACAGGGTATTCTTTGACGTTAACCGCTGTGCTGATGGTCTTCAGAACTTGAGACATTATCGGTATGACGTTGATCCGAATACAAAGATGTTCTCGAACAAACCTTTGCACGACCAGCACTCACACGCTGCCGATGCTTTCCGCTACCTTGCGGTTGGACTTGATGAGAGTCCGAAGTGGGGTTCTTCTATTAACAAACCTCCGAAATGGATCGTCTGATGTATTTACTTAAACAAGGGGACATGGTTCCCTCCAAGCGTGTTGACGCACTCGAACAACGCATTGAAATGCTTGAAAATATGGTAAAGGCATTACAATCGGAACAAAAGCCCAAGATGGGCAGGCCACCGAAAGGCACAAATGAGCCAAGAACTGAAAGCGATAATTGAATCCGAGATTGACAACGCTCTTGGATACTTAGAAACCGAAACAACGATCCAGCGCGAGGATGCTCTAAGGGCTTACCTCCGTCAGCCTTATGGAAATGAGGTGGAAGGCAAGAGCCAGATCGTTACCGGAGAGGTCGCTGAAGCCATTGATGGTGCTCTGCCATCTCTTGTTCGCATTTTCACAGGCTCTGATGAGGTCGTAAGGTTTGACCCTCGCGGTCCTCAAGACGAACAAGCTGCCAAACAAGCTACTGATTACTGTAACTGGGTTCTTCAGCGTGACAACGATGGAACCCTGATTCTTCACGACTGGTTTAAAGACGCACTTCTTCAAAAGGTCGGAGTGGTTAAAGCGTATTGGGACGAGTCTGAAGATATTACGCGAGAGAAGTATCAGAACCTCACAGAAGACGAATTGGCTATGCTGATGGCTGATGAGTCAATGGAGATTGTTGAACAGGATATTCAGACTTTCCCGATTGTTGGACCTGATGGACTTCAACCCATCGGACCGGATGGGATGCCTGCGACCTATTCAATCTATGCTGTTACCGTACAGAAGAAATCCAAGACAGGCAAGGTTGTTGTCGAGAACATTCCTCCCGAGGAATTCTTGATCTCGAAACGAGCAAAGAACATCCAAGACTCTCCGTTTGTCGCACATCGCCGATTGATGACTCGCTCTGATCTTGTGGCGATGGGGTTCTCTAAGAAGATCGTAGAGGGTCTGCCTGCGTCTGATTCTCTGACCTACACACCTGAGCGACTGGCTCGATTTGACAACGGTGAGATTCCTGATGACATGGCATCCTTGGATACCTGGATGCAGACTGTCGAGGTTTTTGAGTGCTATATCCGCAAGGGTACGAAGCGCGGCATTGCCCAACTCAAACAAGTTTTCTACGCCGGAAGCGAGATTCTGAGCGAAGAAGACAGCGACTATATCCCGTTCCATTCTCTGTGCCCGATTCCGATTCCGCACAAGTTCTTTGGTAACTCACTCGCGGATCGGACTGTTGATCTTCAGCTCATCAAGACAACGATCACCCGTCAGATGCTGGACAATATGTATCTGACCAACAATAACCGAGTGGTTGCAGTGGATGGTCAGGTCAATCTTGATGATCTCTTGACGTCTACCGCAGGTGGCGTGATTCGAGTCAAGTCCCCTGGCGCTGTCCAACAGTTGGCAATTCAGAACATGGCTGCTGGCTCGTTTCCGATGTTGCAATACTTGGATCAAGTCCAACAGAAACGCACCGGAGTGACGGACGCATCTCAAGGTCTTGACCCTTCTATCCTTCAGAACGTGACTGCCGCTGCGGTTGCCTCGATGCAACAATCTGCCGCAGGTAAGATTGAGATGATCGCTCGAATCTTTGCAGAAACGGGCGTTAAATCGCTTTTCAAGGGAATCCTGCATCTACTATGCAAGTACCAAGATAAACCCCGTGTGATCCGTTTACGGGGCAATTATGTGGCGTTTGATCCTCGGGAATGGTCGAATCAGTACGATGTAGACATTAACGTGGGACTCGGAGCCGGAAATCGCCAGGAACAAATGGCAATGCTGTCGATGGTTCTCCAGAAACAAGAGCAGATGCTGGCTCAGTATGGTCTGAACAATCCTCTGGTGAGTTTGGGTCAGTACCGAAACACTCTGGGTCGGATGGTGGAAGCCGCAGGGTTTAAGGATTCTGCTGAGTTCTATAAACCGATCACTCCAGAGATTGAACAACAGATTGCCCAACCGCAACAACCTCAAGTTGATCCGGTGGCACAGGCTGCGATGGCAAAGGCTCAAGCTGACATTCAAGTCCAGCAAGCGAAAGCACAGGCAGACATTCAGTTGGCAAGGGAGAAGGCTGCGGCTGACCTACAACTCCAGCAACAGAAATTCATGGCTGAGATGGAGATGAAACGTCAGGAATTCGAGGCTGAAGCGCAACTCAAAGCAATGAAAGTTGGCGCAGGCATTACCTCCAACATTGAAATCCCAGGCTAATCATGGCTACTACTCTAACACTTTCTGATGTTCTGTATGCCCTGAAGATTACGACAGGGAAACAACCGTTTGATGCCAAGTATGACGTCAATGGTGATGGCAGTGTAAACACAGCAGATGTGATGGGTCTTCAGAAGGCGTATTTGGGCAAAGACCCTGGTTTCGCCTTTGCTGGAGATGGATTTCTTTCTCCGTTTAGCAAGACTGCCGAAGAATACGCCGCTGAGAATCAAGCCAATCAAGAGCGTATTGCAGCAGAGCAAAAAGAAACTGAACGCCGACAGACTCTGGTGTCCGACGACCAGAAGATTTATGGAAGCGTC